TGACGGTTTGCGAGGCTGCGTGGGCCACCGTAAATGCAAGGACCATAGACACAAGCACCGGCTTATACATTCGGACCCCCCGGTCGAAAAGAAGGATGCTGTGCGCCAGCATAGCATCCTACGCGGCCCATACTAAGTTAGCTGTCTGCCGCTCGCCGCGTGACCCTGTTCATTGACGGACCCGTCGCAAATAACCCAGCCGCGTCAAAGCATCCTTAGTCCGTACCCTGATCACCATGTTTGGGTCCTTCTTCGACCTGGGCGGACGATAGATTCGAATCAGGAGACGAATCAAATTGCGCAGCACAATGGGCTTGGCCGCCCTCTTCTGAACCAAATGGAAGAAATCGCCCGGCCTGGTCATCTTATTGGTGGCGACCACCTTTTCATCGTAGAGATGGCTACTTAGTATTCCAGACTCTGGCATATTTTCCATGCTCCTTTGAGCCGATTTCCTTGGTGACAACATAAGCCAATCCCCGACCCCCGTGGCGCAGGCTCACAGAGAATACTACAGAAAATGCTTTATAACCGCACCGACTGCCGTCAGCACGCCTCCGACGAATATGATCGTGCCCATGCACCCGCTAGAAGCGGGCTGATAGCTAGGGGCGGGCTGATATTTCGCGTACTCGTGGGTGATCTTGATTATTCGATCGTCGGCCCCGAAGAGCAACGCCATATGGCACCCTGGTGCCTGCCACTGCAACAGGGTCTGGCCGAGGGCCATTCGACTGATCGACGTGGGGCCACACCCGACTCCCGCAATGATCTCAGCGGAGGTCTTTCCATTCAGGTCACCCAAAGCGATGAATCGCCGATGAAGCTCCCTGCCAGGAGCGGTAACATCTGTCATGGTTCAAAACCCCGGACGCGGCGGAGGCGGCGGTGATTGAGGGGCCATCTGCCGCCACTCGTCCTCAACCTGTGATTTTGTCTGGAACGATATTAATAGAAGAATGGCGAACACTGGGCTGAGGAATAAGCCAGCGCAGAGCCACGCTCCCCCACTATACCCACGTCTGGTTGCTGCGGTCATGACCGCGAGCGAAGCCGCGATCCACCAAACAGCTCCTCCAAAAAGCGCCAAGGCAACGTAGTCCCAATCTAGCAAACGGGGCCTCACAGTGTTTCTCGAATGGAGGAAGCATATCAGACGGCCCGGGGGATGAGGCTCTCGGCTACCAAGCCGCCGAGAAGGCTATCTGCACGCTGCCGATACACCTACATCTTAGTGCACGGAAAAGACCCCGCCACCTGGTAGGGGTCGCGGGGCCAAAAGCGATGCATGAGCTTTACGTTGAGTCGACCGTATCCTGCTAACTAGCTGAAGTCAAATAACTTTTCGTCACCTGAAGAAGGTTACTTCGGCGGCTGCGGAGTCAATGGTGACTTGGTAAACAGGCCGATCACGGACACGAGCGCACCACCCAAAAAGGTGTGAGCCAGCAGGATGTGCCCCTCGGCGGTGAATAGAATCTCATGACCACCGCGAAGGAGTTGCATCACGTCAGCGGAGGCACCGGTGACGATGGCTACGGTGGCGGTCTTGACGTAGGTCTCGACCTTCATGAAGTCGGCCTTGAGGGTGGGGAGGGCTGCGGTGATGCGTTCTACGATCTTCATAGCTACACTCCTGGTTTGGCCGCGCGGGTGAGCCACGATGCCAGTTCGTTAGGGGATGCGTGGTCGATGAGAGCAACCCGGCGGTAGTAAGCCTGGGCGAGGTCGATGAGCTTGGCGATGAGCGAGCTCTCAGGGATCTGGTTGATCGCGGCGACGGATGCTGGACCCATATGCCCGTCGATCGCGATGGTGGCACCGAGCGACACCGCGACCTGCTGCGCGAGCTCCTGAGCCTCGTGGGCTCCGCAGTTCACGGATAGGTCAAGCAGCTTGTTGGCGAAGGCCTGGGAAGTGATGCTGCCGATGTAGAGCGGCTGCCCATACTCGGACTTGTAGAGTTGCTGCGCCTGTGCCAAAGCATAGAGCGCCGGGCAGGTATAGAACGACGGGTCGAGGTTCGGGTGATACTTCTGCGCGATGCCGTAGCGGGTCATGCCACCACGGTCGGTGGTGACCTTCCCCGTCATCTTCTCGTCCTCGTTGTGGAGGACGTACAGCGTTGCCTTGTTGACATCTGCCAAGATGAACCTCTCTCTCTATACGTGCAGCGGGTGGACGCCCCGATAGGTGCTGGCCTGGATGACGATGTAGACCAGCTCCAAGCTCAACCCGTTCGTCGCGCCGCTCGCGACGGGGCTGACAGCGATCTCGACCTGCACCTGGCTCATGTCTGTACCAGCAGGCAGTGAGTAATCAACCTCCGCCACGGACATAAGACCGGGGGCGGCTTGCGTCGCGACCACGGTCCAGGTTGCACCGTTGTCATACGAGATGGAGACGGTAAACTGACCACCTGCCCCGCTCACCAATCCTTGGTTTGCAAAGCCGAGCGTCAAGCCGGAGGCACCTGCACAGATACCCGTCGCGCCAGCAGAGTTGATGAAGCCCGAATAGATGATGTCGGTGCCCAGCGTCTCCGGGACGGACGGCACATACACCGAGCCGAGCAGCGCGTACTGTCCGGAGTACAGCCCCGACGTCGAGTAAGGGACCATCGGATTAGTGGTGAAGAAGGCTGCACCGTGCTGCTGGTCGGCGTACGCAGATGGATACCAAGGCCCGGTGGTAGCGGTCCCGCCACCGTACACAGCCGTGACGAGCGAACCGATAAAAAAATAGCCAGGCTTGTTGAGGAAGTCGGCCTGGTTCTGCGTCGCGATGGCCGTCACCGCGCCGCCTGCGAACGTCGGATCGATGTAATACACGTAGTAGAGCTGGTTCTGATTGAGGCCAGCGAGCGGGTAGTTGGACGGCGACACCGAGAGAGTCTGGTTGCCGATCGGCGCGGTGAAGGGCAGCCCATAGATCGAGGCGGTGCCGCCGACGTAGGCGACGGAAGTGAGACTCGTCTGTGCCAACGCAGTCTGCTTGAGAACGGTGAGGACGGTGCCCACGAGGAAGCCATCGATCTCCACCCACGCTGATGTCGCGCCGCTGGGTCGCACCGATCGGATGCGGAAATCGTAGGTCAGGCCGGAAGACACTCCACCAACGAACGTGCTGGTCTGGCTGACATCGACCGATCCGCCGTTGAGCCACGGCCCATTGCCGAGGTCACGGTCGACGAGCTGGTGCTGGACCTGGATCTGTGTGACGCGGACATCAAGCGGAGTTTCCCACTGCACCTCGACGCGCGGCTGCACAACGCCGTCGAGTCCGATCAGCGCCGTAGCCAATGAGGAGGTCAGCGACATGTTGGTCGGCGGCGCGGGGGTATAGTCCTGCTGCGCCGGTGTGGAGGGAACGTCGTACACGGTGAGCTCTTCAGTCGGCGACCACTCGTAGACCGACGGATCGGTCTCGATCACGTTGACGCTGACACCGATGCTGAGGGCCTTGCTGTCATCCTGTGTGTTGCCCACCTGCTCGCAGGTGAAACCCACTCCGGTGATCTCAAGGGCCTTGTCGGCGAACCCGAGATCGGCGAAGTTGAGCTGCATCACATCGCACGGCTGCTGCTTGTATGCGTTGAGGCTCATGTGCAGTGTGCCCGACCCCTGCTGCCGATTGCGCATCAGGAAAATCTTGGCCACACGCTGAGCCTGGGTCACCGAGATGACGGTGCTGAGGACGAGCTCCTTCGCGAGCTGGCGGCCACCATCAGCAGCCAGAAGTGCGTCGGACGCGTAGCCGTGCAGCACATCGCAGGCGTACTGCGGATAGTTGGTGGGCTGGTACGCGTACGGAAAGTTGTCCTGCTGCTGACCGTCGTAGAAGAGGTTCGAATCGTACAAATTTCCGGCCACGTTGAACGGGTAGTTGGGTGCGGTATACGTCCCGTTCACGCGGTTGAAGAGATCGCGGATGCTGCGGTACGGCGTCCAGGTCGGTGCTGCGGTGAACGAGTTGGCGTCGTAGGTGGCAGACACGCCCTGGTAGTAAGCAGGCCAGATGAACCACTCCCCACCGATGCGGCTGAGACGTCCAGCAGCGCCGGGCATCATGGAGGCCAGCGCGTCACCCGGGCCAACACCACTGTCATAGTGGTAGTTCGTGGTGTATGCAGCCTCGCCACAGCAGCGCCACCACTGCGGATATTGGTCGGGCTCGTACGCGGTGTTGTCGCCTGCGTCGGTCAGGTTGACGTAGGTGAGGCCGCCAAAGGTGACGCTCTGCCTGCCGCTGTAGGTCACGGTCGGGTCCCACGCGCCCATCGCAGTGGCTCCGCTCGACAATGCGGCGACCGGCATGATTTCATCGCAGATGTTGGCCGCCGCGATGAGTTGGAGCTGGTTGACGCTAGGATCACCGAGGCCAAACTGTGTGTCGGTCAGAACGTCGGCGCAGATGAGCGCCCAGTTGCTCGTGAACTTGTAAGTGCTGTCGCGCGGGTCCCACACGTTGGATTTTCCGTTCACCGTGAACCGGATCTCAGGCTGCGACGGGAACATCGTGGTGCTGTATTCAAGCTTGAGATACACGTAGGTGCAGCCACCAACCCAAGGGCTGTCGCCGGTTGTCGGGTCGTAGCCCCATGATGGATCGTTGGCGGTCAAGCCGCCGATCACGTCGCCGGGAAGTTGGTCGCCGTACCGTGCCTCGCAGTAGCCGAGTCCGCCGAAGTCATATTGCACGCCATTCGGACCCGTGTGTGATCCAGACGCGAAGCTGCCTCCGAAGTTCACGCCGTTGCGCGTGGTGTTCCCTACCCCGCCGTTGAAGAAGACCTGGCGGCCATCGAGGTAGAGGGCCTCGATCGAGTCGCACACGTGTCCGGCGAGGATGATGACAAAGTTCTGCTGATCCTTATGGCTGCCCGTGGTGGAGTTGAAGATTTCGACACCGCCCACGCGCTGCTGCCCATAGATGACTTGCCTGAACGCGGCAGTCTGGCGCGTGGTGATGTTCATCCCACGATTCGAGGTCAAGGCACTCGCAATCGCCGCCGCCTCCATGGAGACGCCGCCCAGCGTTACGGCTGCAATTGCGGACATCGTCGTGGCGCTGCTGCCCATTACACCCAGCAACGCGCTCTCGGCGGCGAGGCCTGCTCCTCCGGTCAGCACGGCAAATGCCGCAGCGCCGATCCCGACGAGTACCGCGCCTTCGACTGCTTTTGACATTTAAACGCTCCAGCTACGGGTGATGTGAGTGATGGGCAGGCGGATCAGACCTTCGGGGCCGACCGAGATGACGTGCTTGCCATTGAGGTGGACCACGCCTGCGATCTGCGTGCCGCCGTTGTCGATGACGACCAGATCGCCGACCTTGGCCATCAGCGGATGCAGGTGCTCGACCAGGCCATGCTTGGCGGCGCAGTGAGCCGCAGCGTCACCGACAGTTGTGCCACCGGTTACGGTCTTGATGAGGGCGAAGGCCTCAGCTTCGGTGCTGTACTTCCCACGGAAGTCATCCGCGATGTCGGTGCCGGTGTTGGCGAGGATGGCGTTGGCAGCGCCGATGCAGCAGTCGTGCGTGCCCCAGGCAAAGGGGGTGTGAGCGTGCTTGCGAAGGTGGCCATCGAAGGCGCGAGTCTTCCACTGTTCGTGTTTTGCAAGTGTTGGCATAAGGGTTAGCTTCCCCACCGATTGGCGGTGTCGCCGAGTTGCTCCACCCACGACATCGAGGAGTCGTGCGGGTAGTAGAGCCGCTGGTCGGCGGATGTGTAGCGGCGCATGCTGGGGCGGGCGAGGTCGAGCATCCGGCTCTCCAGCGCGAGGGAGATGGAGATCGTGTCAACGCCCGGAGTAACTGTGGGCACATCAACCAGTCCGGAGAATTGCAGATACGGAGTGCCGATCAGCACGCACTGTGGAGTCACCAGGCCGAACCATATCTTCGCCGGTGCGCCAGGCTGGATGTCAGTCAAGCACTCGGCGAGGAGGATGGGATCGATGCCGCTCAGGGTGACCGTGGTGCCCTCTGCTGCAACCTCAACGCCCTCGGTGATGACGGCGATCGAGCCGAGCGAACCAACGCCCTTAAATGTCTGCGCATCCCAGACCAGATCGCCCGGGCCGGACCAGATGTACTTGGTCGAGGAGCGGAACGTGAGCATCGCCATCCGCACAGGAAAGATGAGCCCGGCGGTGATGGCGGCGGCGAGTGTGGAGTCGAGGTCACGCACTTAGCGGTACTCCAGGATGGGAAAGCTGAGGCGAGTCGTGCGGCCTGAATCCGAGCTCCACGTGCGCTTGTTTGAACCAAGTCGGAAGAGCCCAGCGGGACTGGCGAGGATGATTGGGGCGCTCGCTACGGGAGCTTCACGCAGCGATGGCCAGATGTTGAGCGTGGCGTTGCCGGAGGAGTCCGAGTTGACGATGTCGAGGTTGCGATGAAGCCGGTAGCCGACTTGCAGCATGTCTCCCGGAAGCAGGAGGCCGACCTTCCCGGGAGTCCAACCGGTGGTGTGCAGGACCTGCGATCCGAACGAGTCCACCGGAGTCGCCGGGCATATCGGAGTGCCAAGAGGGTTGCCGCGCGGCGCGGTCTTCATGGGGTCGCAAATCTGGATGGCATTGGCCATTCCCCGGCACTCCATGAGCGCTGAGATCCAAACGTCGGCCTGGGCCTGGGTCAGCGGAGGCAGCGTCATCGTGCCGCTCCACATGTCAGCGCCGATCCACTGCTGTGCCTGCGTCTGCCCCGTGTAGGGCGAGCTGACGATCGCAACGGCGTCCGTGAAGTTGAACTCCACCGACGCAAAGGCAGAGCTCGGCGGCAGCGCTACGAGCGTGACGGGATTACCGGCGAGCGTGATGGTCGTAGTGCTCAGGGAGGGCTGCTTTCTGTGCGCGGAGGCGCGAGAGCGCTCTCAGAGCGAGAGGGCTCGTAGAACGATCCGGAAGTCAGAACTCTTGAAGTTGGTGTGTTGAGAACTGCTTAGGTGGAGTGCTCGATGCGGTCCATGCGGGCCTCCTGGAGGCGATTGACCGTCTCCCACTCCGGTCGCGGGACGATCGTTTCGCAGACACGCGTGAGGTTGCGCATCGTCTCGTCGAGCCTGGGCAAGATGTCGAGCTTCTCCGCTACGCCGTCGATCTTCCCGCCCAACTCATCGAACTTCTTGTCGTGAGTGGCCTGCACCGTCTCCACCTTGACCATGCGCTCGTTGTAGGAGAGCGAGCGCTTAATCAGCCAGCCCAGACCGGGGACAGAGAGCGTAAGTAGTCCGGCCAGCAGGCGTAGCAGCAGGGAGTCATCCGGGAGAGCGAGCATGGCGGTGGTGGTCCTCATGGGAGTGGTGGGTGGAGTCTCACCGAGTAAGTGGGACTCCTACACAACGATTCGGAAGTCGGTTTTGCTGCATGGACATCTAGGACCGGGGAAGTCCGGGGCACAGTCGGAGACGCTATGCAGACCTTTAGAAATGCTGCACAGAAAGACCGAGCCAAACCCAAGCGGCGGTGGAGTTACTCCCGCCGGGCCAGCTAAAATCGTGGGTCACGCTAGTTGCGCTCACCGTGGAGTGATCCGATGCAAAACCGTAGTACCCATCGGAATCAAACGCCGAACCATCTAACGTGTTGCCCGTTTGCGTCACCGTGCCAGCAGAGCCGATGGTAACCACTGCAGATAGCGTCAGATCACCGAGGCTGGACGTGACGGTATGGTTTCCTGTGGTCTTTACCTGACTGGTAGAAGTGGCTGACACGTAGCTTCCGGAGCGGACGCAAGTGCTGGTGTTTGCACCTGTGAAAGACACCATGTTGACGACGACCTCGTAGCCAGCGGGGGAAGTCAACACAAGCGTGTTGGACCCCGTCGGTGGGTTCCCCAGCCACCAAACATCCACTGCACCAGCGTCACTGTACGAGTCGGTCCCGGTTGCCCGCCCCACCTTCGTCATGGAGACGCCGCCGTAGGTCACTGCTGTCGTGCCGGAGGAGTAGTTGCCAAAATCGGCGTCATCCGAGATGATTGCGAAGGCACAGACATTGGACCCGGAGTTGACGGTGAAGGAGTTGGACAAACCCGTCGCGGGCGTGTTGCCGTTGTTGAAGGCCACACTGACCACGCTGGCTGGTGGTGCGAAGTTCCGGTTTCCGACCTGCCACTGACCGCCGCCCATCGCCAATAAGGGGAGCAGGCACAGCATGCTTAGCACGACGCTTAGCTTTTTCATTTACTTGGCACTCACATTCCACGTCACGGACCCCGGAGTTATGGAGGCTGACGTCGGGTTGACGATGTAGTAGTTGAGTTGCCCGGCAGTCGGCCAGGCGATGAAGTACAGGGACCCAGCACCCCACCCAGCCACTCCGGATATGTCGGAGGATGGGCAGATGACAACGGTCGAGGTTGTAAGTAGTCCCGTCATCGTCGCCGTGTAGACGGATGACTTGGAGTTCGCGGAAACCGCTGTCGTCGCCGTGGTGATCTGGATGTTGGCGATGCTCGCAGCAGCCGGTCCCGTCGGTCCGGTTGGGCCGGGCACGGTGCTGGCAGCGCCTGTTGCGCCTGTCGCGCCTGTTGCGCCAGTAGGACCGGTGGCACCGGGAGCCGAAAAGAGCGCCCAGTTGGACCCCACCACGGGCGTGCTGTAGTTGCTGCCCACGGCGGTGCTGATGTATACGGACCCGTTGTAGCTGACCAGAGCGCCCAGACTGACTGGACCCCCAGCCCATGCCCCAACCCATGCGACGTTTGACGCCGCGCCAGTTGGACCCGTCGGTCCGGTGGGGCCGGTAGGTCCGGTCGCGCCGATGCTTGCTACCAGATACCAGGGGTAGCCGGACGAGGGAAGGGGGCCTAGTGTATTGGCAACGATGCAAACGTAGGACGACCCCAAGTAGCTGACTGCCTGCCCGACCTGATAGTAGGAGCTGATGCTCCAACCACCCAGCCAGGTCACTCCAACCGGACCGGTAGGCCCAGTCGCGCCCGCTGGCACCGTGAAGTTCAGGATGGCCGCCGTAGACGTTCCCGTGTTGGTGACGGCTGCGGTGCCGGTGCTGGTGGTGCCGATCGAAACTGTGGCAGAGCCGCTTGTACCTGCCGCGCCGGTTGGCCCGGTGGGTCCCGTCGGGCCGGTGGCTCCGGTCGTGCCAGCGCCAGTAGCTCCAGTTGGTCCTGTTAGTCCGGTTGGGCCGGTCGGCCCCGTTGCTCCCGTTGCTCCCGCCGTGCCAGCCGTACCCGTGGTGCCCTGAGCACCCGTTGCACCTGTTGCTCCAGTGGGGCCAGTTGGGCCTTGCGGCACCGTAAAGTTAAGGATGGCAGCGGTGTCGGTACCTGAGTTAGTGACGGCGGCTGTGCCTGTGCTCGTCGTGCCGATGGCCACGGTTGCAGAGCCATTGGCTCCGCTGGCACCAGTCGCGCCGGTAGAACCGGTTGGCCCAGTCGGACCGGCGGCTCCGGTAGCCCCTTGCGCTGCGACGAGCGACCATGCGGTGGGGTAAAGCGCGGGCTGAGCATTGGAGTTGTCACCGATTGCGATGTAGGTCGATCCGAGGTAGCTGACCACCTGGTTGGTGTAATAGGCATGGCCGCTGCCTACCCATGCACCCACCCATGTCCCAGCGCCTCCCGCCGGGCCAGTTGCTCCGGTCGCCCCCGTGCTGCCCGCTGTGCCCGTCGCGCCTGCTGTGCCGGTGGCTCCGGTTGCTCCGGTTGCTCCGGTGGGTCCGGCAACGGTCGAGGCCGCGCCAGTCGCTCCGGTTGGGCCAGTAGGGCCGGTCACGCCAGTTGGGCCAGTGGCACCGATGTTCCCCGTCGCACCTGTTGCACCTGTTGCTCCGGCCACACCCGTGGCTCCGGCAGTTCCTGTCGGCCCCGTAGCGCCGGTCGAGCCTTGAGGCCCGGTCGGTCCAGCTACCGTCGATGCTGCACCCGTCGCGCCAGTGGGGCCGGTGAGGCCGATAGCGCCGGTGGCACCCATTGGTCCAGGTACGGTCGAAGCGGCTCCAGTAGCACCCGTTGCACCGGTTGGCCCAGCCGGGCCAGTGGCACCCGTCGGGCCAGGAACTGTGGAGGCCGCGCCAGTAGCGCCAGTCGCGCCGGTGGCTCCAGCGACGGTCGCAACCACTGGCGTCCAGTAGGAGGGGTTGGTGGTCGGCAGCCAACCGGTGTTGGCAGCCACGGCTATGTACAGCGAGCCGCTCGCCATGACGGTGTCGTTAATCGAGTAGGTGTAGGTGGACGACCAGTTGCCCTTATAGACGGGCACCCAGGCGGTACCTGCTGCACCGGTCGCTCCGGTTGGCCCAGTGGCACCGGTCGTGCCTGCACCTGTGGCTCCAGCGGGGCCGGTGGGGCCTTGTATGCCCTGAGCGATCTCGACCCAGTAGATGCTGCCCGTATAGGGAGCCTGGGAAATGTTTGCGGCGATGCAGAGCCAAGATGAGGTCCCGTAGAAGACCGCTTCATTCACAACGTAAGCGACGCCGGAGGTCCACGATCCCTCAAAGACTATGCCTGCCGATGCCGCGCCAGTGGGGCCTGTGGGGCCTGTAGCTCCGGCTGCCCCGGTGGCACCCGTTGCGCCCTGAAAGGTCAGCATCCAGTACATGCTGGAGTCGAAGGGAGCAGGCTGGGCCGTGTTTGCAACGACGCAAATCCAGGAGGAGCCAAGGTAGGTGACTCCGTCCCCCGGCACATAAGCGTACGTTGAACTCCAGTCACCGCGCCATGCCATTCCAATCGGGCCGGTTGCACCCGTGGGGCCGGTGAGGCCTGTGGCTCCCGTCAGACCAATGCCTTCTGGGCCTGTGGGGCCAGCGGAGCCAGTGGGGCCTGTGCTGCCTACCTGTGCGAGCAGGGACCAGTAGGACGGGTTTGTGGCCGGGGTAAAATTTTGGTTGCTGACGGTGCTGATCCAGGAGGCACCTGCATAGCTGACACCGGAGCCCACCGGATAGGTGGTGGTCGAGCTCCATGCGCCGGTCCAGGTGATGCCCGCCGGGCCTGTGGCTCCGGTAGAGCCTTGGATGCCCTGCGGGCCGGTCGGACCGATGGGGCCGGTGACGCCTTGGATACCTTGCGAGCCAGTCGGTCCCGCCGGAATCCCGAAGTTGATGATGGCGGCAGAACTTGTGCCTACATTTGTTACAGTTGGGCTTGCTCCGGCAGCAAGCGCGGTCGCTGTGCCTGAGGTGATCGAGATCGAAGGGGTAGCACCAGTTGCGCCTGTTGCGCCGGTAACTCCCGCCGCCCCCGTTGGGCCAGTCGGGCCAGCGACCGTAGAAGCTGCGCCCGTAGCGCCCGTGGGTCCGGTAGCGCCTGCGGGTCCAGTGGGGCCGGTGGCTCCCTGGGGTCCCGTCGCACCCGTCGCTCCTGAGCCGCCGGTGCCGGTGCCGCCTGAGCCCACCTGCTGGTAGGTAACCATAGTGCCCAGATTCGGAGCGGCGCTGTCGAAGTCGAAGGTGGCTCCCGTCGGCTGGATGGTGTAGCCCGGGCCAAGGATGTTTTCGCCAGTCAGTGGGTCGATGATCGAGACGGCGTACCCGATGTTGATCGGGTCGGTCAGCGAGACGTCGGGAAGCTGTGGAGCGATGCCCGTGTAGTCGGCAACCATGACGCCATCGACGACGGGAAATGAGATTGGCCGCGTGACCATCTGACCGCTGCCATTCACACGAAAACTGATCGGCGTGTTGGTCAACGTGCTGACAGCCTGGAACTCGATCTCACCGACGCTGAGAAGCTGGCCGAGGAGCGATCCATAGATGTTCGAAGCCGTGATTAAAGTGAAGCCTGTTGCTGCGGGCATGAGTGTCTCCTGCTGCTATAAAACGATCTGGAAGTCGGCTTGTTGAGAGCTACTATCCGCGCGAGGGGCGGCGCAGCTTAGCTTCGCGGGTGGCCTGGACGGAGCCAGCCATCAGGTGAGGAGCGGCGGTACGGATGCCACGCTGTACCTGGGCGTCAACCTGCGCAGGATCGGTCGCACCACGCGCGTCGATCGCACCCGGGTGGAAGATGATGTCGCCGCTGGACCCGCTGGTGAGCTTGTGGTTGGGTGTGACGTGGCCAGATCCTGAGGGGTTGAAGAGTTCTGGACCGTTCTCACCCACGATGCTCGGGCCGGACAAATAGCCACCGTCCGCGAACCCTGGGAGAACCGACTTCAACAAGGTGCCGAAGAATCCGCCCAGCTTGCCCGCTGTGCCACTGGCTGCTCCGCCGAGTGCGCTAGTAGCCGCGCCTACTGCACCGCCGACGGACTTGGTGGCGGAGGCGAGCGAGTCCATGATGACGTGCATGGGGTTGGACTTGGTCCCCATCTTGCCCATGCCGGGGATCATGCCGATCAGAGCGCTTTCGCCTTTTTGCAGGCCAGTGGTCGCCACGTTCTTGAACACATCGCTGCCAAACTGTTTGAAGTTTGTCGACTTGCCCATCATGCCCTGGATGAGCTGTGCGTTGAGGCTGGTGAGCGTCGAGTTGACCAGCGTACGCATCTGGGCTGCGCCGTCGCGTGATGCGGCCACGAACTCACGCAAGGCATCCGCAGCGCCGCCGAAGGCAGTCTCCGAGTTGGTCTTCCATTGGTCCGATTGCGCGGTGCGAGCGGCCTCACCTTGGATGCCGGTGATCTTCACATTGCGCTGTTCCTGGTTTGCCGCACGCTGCTCGGGCGTCATGCTGGCATCATTGTTGTCGGCAGTCCACTCAGGGCCTCCGACCTTCAAAGCAGCAATCTGGGCGGCGTAGTTAGCGGCGTGCGCGGCGGCCATCTGTACAGCGGCGTCATGCTTTGTGATTGCGCCGGTGGCAAGGTCGTGGGCGGTGGCCTGCTCAGCCATCGCCTCGGAGTTCTTCTCGGTCGCCAGCGTTGAGGCAGCCTTATAGTCGGCGGTGCGATGATCCTGCGAATCCATCTCGTCGGAGAGGCGCTGCATCAGGTCATCTTGCTTCTTGATTTCTTCGGCAGACTTGGCCGCTGCCTCGCGCTCCTTATTCCAGCGCTCTTCGAGCTCCTTGTACAGCGCCTGATTGGCTTCGCCGATGTGTGCGTTGACGACGCGGAGAACCTCAGGGTATTTCTGGGCGGGTTCGACCAGGCTCTGCCAGTAGGTGCGCTGCTGCAAGGTGGACACGTCTCCCTGCTCCTTCATCAAGGTCATGCCGTCGGTCATGCTGTGGAGCATGTCCTGGATCGCCTTCTCGCGGGCAGCCTTGGCCTCGGCGGCGATCCGCTTAGCATCCTCGGCGGCCTTCTTCGCCGCTTCGTCCTTGGAGGCTTGCGCCTCGGAGGCAGCATGATTGGTCGAGGCGGCCTCCCCATCTTTCTCTTGGATCAGAGTAGTGATGATCCCTTCGTCGGCGGCGATACCGGAGCCGTACTGGTTGCCGTAGTTCTTGTTGACCATTGCGTCGTGGTCGCGCTGGCGATCTCCCAAGTAGCCATCGCGCCTTGCTGCCATGGCCGTCTTCGTAGAGTCAGCAAGCCCTGTGTTCCCGTCATGCTGCGCTTTCGCCAGAACGTAAGCATCGTGGGCCTGCGTCTTTGCGTACTCCTTGTAAGAGTCGTCAACGTCGCCAGTACCTACCTTGCCCAACAGAATCGCCCAGCCCGTGAGGTGGTTCTTGGACAGGAGCTCTTCGACCTTTGCGTTCGCTGAAACAACAGACTCGGCGAACTTGTCGGTCGCCTCCTTGGCTTCATCGATCCCGGTCTTGAGACCGTCCGTGGGTTTGTGCTCAAACGCTGCGTGCGCATCGTTGAGCTTGTCCGTCAGGACGTTGATCGAGTCAGTGGCAGTCTGCTGCGAGAGGTTCAGCGCGGCGAAGCCATTGGCGATGGCCTGCGGCATCGCTCTAACTTTTTGGACGAACTCAACTACCTTCGTGCCCAGGCCGATAATCATCGAGCCCATGGCGACAGCGCCCATGATCGGAAAGGCCATCTTGAGAGCCGAGCCAACGCCGGGAATCATGGTCAGGAACCGAGCGATGGCGCGGTTATTGTTCCCGAGTGGATTTTCAAGCTGGCGGACTGCGGTGGCCGACGCTTGCATGGAACTGACCGTGCTTGCGCCCGCGCCCTTAGCCCGACCGGCGAACACATCGAGCTGGGCTTGCGCCTCCTTGATGGCGGCGGAGTACGTGGCGCTGTTCAGGCGCAGAACGATATTTACTCCACCCGCTTCTTCTGGCATCTAGGACTTACCTTTCCGTGCTGCTGCTTTCTCGATCTCTTGACCGAGCGTGGTGATGATGGTCTGGGTTACTTCCGCGCGAGAAGCCTCCCACGCAACTCGGATAAAAGGGTGAGCAGCGACTTCTCCGACCTGAGAGCCAGGTCCTCTGGTCTTTCCGGTCTTGAAGAGGCGGGATCGACCGCCGCGTACGAGTCGGTGTCCGTACTCAACCCAGCGGGCAACATGGGACGTAAGTTTGCCCGGGCCAACGATCGCTGCGTATGCACCTTGGGCGTCCTTCTTCAGGCGGATGATGATGTCGCTTCGGAGTGCGCCGTCAGGGAGGATTCCACCGGTGCTGTCCTTCTCGGGAGCACGCTCGGTGATGGCGGCTTGCTCGATAACCGCGCCAGCCTTGAGTGCAGTGCGGATGCAGCGGTCGGCCTGTTTGGTGGCCATGTCGTCGAGCTTCGCCTGGAGCTCTGCGAGGCCTGTGATCGAGATGTCGATTCCGTCGGCCATGGGTTACGCTTTCTTTGCGTTCAAGTTGGGGAACATGGCTCGGATGCCGGTGTCGATCTCTTTGAGCCGCTTCTTCGTCATCCGCTTGCGCTTCGTGCCGACGTTGAGGGCCTTGGTTGTCTTGGCCCACTCGGATGGCATGAACTCCTTGGCGGAGGTGGGCTTCTCGGCAGACTTGAAGCCGGTGTTCGCGACCCATGATGTGAGCTGCGCGAACATGAACTCGTTCGCGACGGTCTCTACCTTCTTGCGCTTCAGCAAAGCGTCGTATTGGCGCGGAGTGAGCGCCCAGAACTGTTCGTCGGTGAGCCGGAGATCGTGTTTCGCAACCGCCCAGAAATGAAGCCAAGTCGCCGCAGCATCGGGTTCTACTCCGCCTGCGGCTCGATGGGGTCCGCTGGATCGGGATCTGCGAGGGACGCGGAGTATGCGTTCGCGATGCCTTCGAAGATAGCTCCGAGGTTGCGGATGGTGACTAGCTTGATGACGGCCTCGACGGTGATCTTCGGGGTGTCAGTAATCATCGCTGCGTACAGCAACGGCACGACGCGCTCGGCGTCCATGTTGGAGAGATCCAGGCAGTGGAGGAGGTTGACGATGACGCCCTGCTCGCGGAGGTTCTTCTGCGCCAAGGCTAAGGCGGCGAAGGAGTAGACCAGGTGGTACTTCTTGCCGTCGAGGGTAATCGGGACGAGTGGGAGCGTGGGATCGGTGCCGGGTACATTGGCGACCTTTGCGGCTTTGGACATGAGGCTCCTTGTTGCAGGTGAGGAGACGGCGGACCAGCATGGGTGAGCTCTCGCTGTACGCCCATGCTGGTCCAGTACCCGTCAGTTCGTTTACGCGCCTTCGGTGATCGTCCACGCGCCGTCGATGTCGATCGTGACGGTCGCATCGGCCTGCTTGGTGAGGCTGAGATCAAATCCACCGGCCTCGGTGACTACGCCCGAGAGCTTGATGAGGTCTCCGGTTGCAGTCTGGCCTGCAGCAGTGTTGGGCACGAGCTGGATTTCGAAGTTGTACAGTGACCCGGCGGCGCAGGCGGCGACGCAGGCAGCCTGGCCTGGGTCATTGCTGACGCGCAGGGTCGTGAAGGTGAAGGTTCCGTAATCGACGATCGTGCCGAGCTTGCGCTTGACGTTGGCCGCGAACGTGGACACATCAGTAACTGCACCCTTCATGCCGGAGAACTTCGCGTCGGTGATCGCACCAACGGGGAGGAAAGTCTCGGTGCCAGTCGAACCCGTGATGCCACCGATGGACACAACGGTCCCGGCTCCATTCGCTTGTGCTTTGCTCGGTACGTTTGCCATGGTGTAACTCCTGAGGTGATGCGGTTGGGTGAGGAAAAATGTGGGCCTACTAAGCGGTTTGCTAGTCAGGTCATCGAAACTTGCTGTGCTGGGTGGTTACAGATTGCTGAAGACGTAGAACTCTTGCATGGCGCGGTAGCTAAGCGGCGCGTCGTCGAAAAGGTCGTGTGGACCGATGGACTGGATGGTCATGTTGTCATCGCGGTAGTTGCCAAGCGCATCAACGACTGCCTTGCGCAGGGTCACCGCATCGGAGTAGGTGTCGCCGAAGCAATTCACTTCCACGCGGCGTTTGTTCGGGCCGCCTGAGTCGAACGTGGGGGTGGATGACCCCGTAATGATGCTGTACTCGATCGCGGGCAGCGTGGGGTTGTTGGGCATCCGGAGCGGATAGATGCGCGGCCCGCAGATGGCCTTAACGCCAGCATCAGAGGACAGCGCGGTGGCGAAGCAGAGTTCGATGAGCATTACTCTTTCGCTCCGATCTCGTACGCGAGAACCACGATCTCTTTGTTGGCCTGCTCGGTATTGAGCACCGCCTCGATGTTGTAGGTGTGGATTACGCCCGTGACCTGCTCCTTGTACACAACGCGCTGGTTGGCGGCGATGACGACGGAGGACGTGTACCGCAGGGTTACGCGGTGGGTGACCTTCGAAACGAACTCAGCGGTGGCGTTGATGAGCTGCGAGTTCTGCACGGAGATGTTTGCCCAACAGGCGTAGACCTGGGTCCACGTCTGCAGTTCCTGGCCAAACGAGTCCTGCGCGGTGGTCTGCGATTGAATCGCGATACGACGATTGAGTTTTCCGGCCTGCATTAGCGGTACCCGAACATGACGACCTTCTCGCCGGAGAGCAGGGCGTCGAAGCCGAGAGGAATATTCTTGAGGTTGGCGTCGGTCGAGTTCTCGCGGTTGGCATAGAAGTGACCGACAAGCAGCAGGATGGCCATGACCACAGTTGCGGGGCACGTGTTGACGTCGGTGCCATCGCCATACGATCCGGCCACGAAGGTAATCGCGATCGAGCCCGGCATGAAGTTGGAGACGGCGGGCCATGCAGCCCCCTGCACCGGCGTGATGCGGCCCGGAGTGGAGCTGGTGTCCACGGTGTAGGTGGTAGGGTCGAGCGTCTGCTCCTCGCCGGTGTTGTCCACATACGTGATCGAGGCGACCGAGACAAGGTTCGCGCGAGGGATGTCGATCGTCAGCCTGTCCCAGAAGCCGTAGGGATAGGCGGACTGCTCGGCGGGGTTGGTCGTGTGGTAGCTCCAGGAGGCCGGGAAGAAGTCGAGGGTGCGAACCCATGTCTGGTTGTAAAACGCGCGGTGCGTGACCTTCTCTGCGTGGGCGCGGGCGGCGGAGATGTACACCGCGATCAGGGCGTCGTCATCATTGAAGTCGACGCGGCACTGGCTCTTGGCGAGCGCGACGGTGACCGGCTCGACCGTGGGAGGAGTCACGAGTTTGAGGCTGAGTGGCATCTATGGCCTGACGGCGCGTTCGCGCTTGCGCTTTGGTGGAGTGGGGTCCGCGTTGAGCGTCCAGGCTTGGGCGTGACCTTCCGCGATGAGCTTCTTGGCGACGGCGTCGGGCAGGTCGAACAGCTCGTTGGTCAGGAGCGGCTGTGAGGAGAGATCCGACAGGAAGGTCTTCGTGACGCGAATCTGCATGTAGTGGGGGCCTCGGTACGAGGGTGAAGTTGGGCTGGGCGGCCCAGGTTCGAGCCGCCCGTCCAGGGTTGGTTAGAGAGTTGCGAGCTTCAGGATCGGGTGAGTGCCCGCATCCGTTGCGTGTCCACCGATACGGCTGTAGGCCACGAAGATGGTCTCCAGGCTGTCGATGAAGCGATCATCCGAACGACGGATGCTCATCGGACCATCGGTGCGGAGCAAGTAGCCCGCATTGAAGTCGCCGTAGAGCACGCCCGTGTTGCCCGAGGTGAAGGCCGTGGGGAGCGCCTGCGCCAGGGTGATCGGGCGACCGAGGATGTGATCCAGCACGCCTGAGTTCGGGTTGGGGATGAAGAGCGGACGGCCCAGCGTGTCCTTCAGGCCCATGACGCGGGCGCGGGTGGTGTTGTTCATCACCCAGCTCGCATTGGCCTCGTAGGCCGGATCGAGCGCCGAGTAGATGGCGACAAAATCGTCGTATCCAATCAGGCCAGCCGTCTCAGAGGTTGCACCGAGAGTTGCACCCGACACGACGGAGGCCACGTTCTGACCGTTGCCGTTGGCGAGCAAATACTCCAGGCCACGGTAATAGCGCACGCCGAACTTCTCCTTCAGCCAGGTCGCGAGATCGAAGGAGTTGTCTTCGAGCTCCTGGTAGGAGACCTTCACGCTGGAGGCGATGGTGTCCACCTGCATGATGAAGCCGCTGGTCGCCGGATCGGCTTCGCCCACAACCGTGTTTTCGCCGGTCATGGTGACGAGGGTGTTGCCGGTGTCGTTGGTCATGCCGACCTTCAACGGTGCGCCGCTCATGTCGGTAACTTTCTTTCCGACCAGCGTGACCATGTTGCCGACGAGCTTCTGGGCGTCCACGATCTGCGTGTTGAAGAGCTGCGGGATGACCGCGCCCATCGAGGTGGTGGTTAGGTCGCGCTTCTCACCCGTGCGGATGTAGTGCTCGAATGCACGAACTTCGGCGGCATCCTTCTCGGCCTTCTCGGACGAGCCTGCGGCAGGAGCGCCACGGGGCGGACGGACGGTGGAGCGGGATTCGAGCTCGAACTTTTCGAGCTTCTGGGCGAGGTTGATGTCGGCTTCGAGAACTTCGACATCCGCGACCATCTTCGTCGCCTGAGCACGCTGCTCGGGTGTTACCTTGTCGCCGAGAACCAGCGCCTGAGCGTCGGTGATCAGCTTTGTGCGCTGTTCGCACATGTCCTTGATAGTTGCCATGGTGGGTCCTTCATCCGCGCGTGATGCGCAGGCGGTACTGGTTATGGCCCGGACTACGGGCGAGGGATGGCAAGGTGCGGGAGGGTTGCTTGCGGTTGCAGGACAGCGTCGGCGTCAGGCCGGTGCTTCAACTGCGACAAGTTGTCGGTTGCGATTGAACGCACAGCGCTGGGCTGACCGGGGCACCTTGCAGAGGTCGGGTGTTACTTGCTCCTCAACGCGAGGAGCTTGAGGCGAATCTCCATGTTGGCGACCCACTCACGTTGCTCATCGTCGTCGGCGGTATCTACTAGAGGGGCCACCGCTGGCTTTGGGGTGGGCTTGCTACGGCACTCGCCGCAGTTAGGGTCGTCACAGTCCTCGTTGGAACAGTTGGCGCAATCTTCGCCGTCACTGTCGGCACACGCTGTGCAGGGGCACTTGCACCCGGCGTTGCGTTTCTCACGGATCTTGCTGCGCATCTCGATCGGCGCGGAGCGGAGGGAGAGGCTGGTGTCGGCGTATGCGGGCAGGCAGGTTGCGGTGATCTCGTACAGGTCAACGTCGAGCAGAGTGCGGATGTAGCGGCCTGTGGAATCTTCCGACCAGACGTCGGCCTGGCAGATGAAACCGAAGGAGCAGCCACTGATGTCGCCGCGCTCGATGAGGACGATGAGGTCACGGGCGGCTTGAGTGTCTGGCAGAACGCAGGAGAACTTGAGGCCCGTCGAATCAGTGGAGAGGGTCAGCGTACCGGAGCTGGTGCGGCCCAGGACGAGGCTGGTGTCGTGCGAGTAGAGGCAGATGACGTCGGGTGATTCGGTAAGGCTGCGCTCAAAGGCGGTCGGAGCAACCATCTCGAAGAAGCCGCCCATGTCGCAGCTCAGCGAGTTGAACACCGCTGCATAACCGGAGAGAACGCGGCTGCCGTCAGCATTGGTAGCGACGCGGAGTTCGATCGCTTTTATCTGGCGGACTTCATGCTTCGGTGTCGGCTGCTTGGGCATTGGTGCTCCTATATATGTGTCCGGTAGTCGGAAGACCGGATTTAACTTCAGTTTTTCTTGGTTAGGCCGCGTTGACGCTTTGCTCTGCTGCGAAAGCGGCTGCATCACGTGCGGCATTAATGACGAGCGACCGAACAGCCTTGCTGAACTCGGACCCAGCGAGGCTGTCCTCGTCTGCGGGGATATCAACTACGCCGTCCGCACAGCGCTTAGCCATAGAGCGGCAGACAGCTTCAACATGCTTGTCGATACCTCCCGAGGGCATCACAGACAGTCCGTTTTTAGTCATCGCGGCGTCTTGCGCGGCTCCGGCGATCGAGCGTAAAACCGGGCTAAACAGGGCTGTAATGGCTTCGAAGTCGCGCTTATCACGCTTAATCAGGCGTCCGAACGCATCGCGGTAGACGAGCAGGTAAGCGGAGGTGTACTTGGCCAATACGGAGCGCTCTTCGGCTGTAGGTGCGGGATCGGTTGCGGGGTCCACGGGCTCGGTGGGATCGCCTGCGGTCAGTGCCAGCGGTTGGTCTTGTAGCGACTCGGTGTCGAGCAGGCGCTCAGCGTTTTGGTAGTTCACCGCGACGATGTAGGCGTCTCCAACTTCACCGATCGGGTTCTCGCCCAGCTTGCGACGGATGTCGTTGACCGAAAACCAGCCGCCCTGGCGGCCAGCGGTGAAGCCTGCGGACTGCGAGGTGATGTCCCCGCGCAGACGCTCAGAGATGTCGAACTCGACTTGAAACTTTCCGGCGTTGCGGCCATTGGTCGGCAGAAGCTTGCGGGCAACTTCACCTTCGATACGGCCCAGGTAAGGGCGGAGTGTGTCCACTACATACATCAGCGCCTGCTGCTCGGCGTTGGCGTTGGACATCTTCGAGGTGTCGCCAACCATGTGCGGGGGCACGCGGAAGAGCGCCGCGATCTCGGTCCGCTGGTATTGCCGGATTTCAAGAAACTGGGAGTCCTTGTTACTGATGGAGATGGGCGTGTACTTCCAGTCACCGGGGAGCACTGCTGTACTTCCCTGCTTGTCGCCGCCCTGCGTGCGGTTCCAGGAGTCGCGGGCCGCCTGAAGCGCTGGGTCGTCTGTCTCGAACTCCGTGATGGTCGAGAGCACGCCGGAGGGTCTTGCACCATTTCCGAAAAACCGTGCGCCCTGCTTCTCCGCCGCGCGTGCCAGGCCGATGCCTTGACGTGCAAGTGAGATTGGGGACAGACCTTTGACCCCGTCGAAGGAAAATAGTGGGACGTGGATCATGTTGGCCGAAGCGATGGTGCGGCTCTTGCCGGTGCCATCCATGCCATCCGTTGTCTCGTAGACCAGATCACCCCCACCCTTGCCGTCTGCGGTGCGTGCCGTGCGTTTTGGTTCTGTGAGCTGTGGATGGAGTGGCCACAGGGCGACCACCTTTTGGGACGCGTCGCGCTGGATCTCGGCATAGCAGTTGCCGGTGAGGGCGAGTGCGCCAACCATTGATTCCCAGAATGTGAATGCGGTCATCTCGGGGTTGGGGGAAACGCCGAGGAGCTGGGCGAGATCATGGTTGGTGCTCTCCTTGCGGCCCTTGTCGATTAACTCGTAGACCTTGACGGGGAGGCTGGCGACGGACTCTGAGAGGACGCGGACGCAGGCATAAACGGTGGCCTGCTGCAACGCGGTGCTGATGCTGACACTCTCGCCGGATGCAGTGGGCTCACCACCGATGGCCCACGCCCAGAAACCTGAGGAGGACAGCGGGATCGCGGGATTGCCGAGGGGGTCGCCGGAGGAGCGGAGTTCGGTCGCAAAGTTTTTAAGTGCGGTTGTGATCTTGCCCATGCGCGAGGAGTCCTTGGGGGGAGTAGGCCCCTATAGAGGTTTCTTAAAGTCCGTTTGTTCAAAAGAGGGTCCCGATTTACATCACGAAGGGCATGAAGTGTTTCTTCTTTGGCTTGAGCACGACCACCATGGCGCGGGACAGGGCGCATACCAGTGCGGAGATGCCGTCGATCTTCTCGGTGGACTTCGCCTTGTCCGGCTTGCAGGAGCCGGTGGCGTCCATGTCAGCGACCAGGTTCGAGGCCATCCACCGCAGAACCGGGTTATCGAGGTGCGTGATCTCGTGCTTGAGGATCAGCTCCAGCATCCGCTTGGTGGGTCCGGCGAGTGATGGGAAACCCTGGCGCACGGGCGAGACGATGAAGCCGTTCTCCTGAAGCCAGGTCGCAGTCTCCTGGCAGTTCCATGGGTCATAGGCGATCTCGCGGATGTCGTAAACGTCAGAGAGTTCTTTGATCTTGAGCCGTATCGCGTCGTAATCGATGACGTTGCCGGTGGTGAGGTTGAAGAGCCCCTGACGCTTCCAAACATCGTAGGGAACCCGGTCCTTCTTGCAACGTTTCTCGATGTTGTCCTGTGGCAAAAAGAAGTGCGGCAACACTACCCATTGCGTGCGATCGCCCCACGGTGGAAAGAGGAGATCGAAGGCGGAGATGTCGGTGGTGGTGGAGAGATCCAGGCCGCCGAAGCATGGGTTTCCCTTAAGTGAGGCGATGTCGATCTTCGCGTTGCACTGGGTCCACTCCTCCATCGGGATGTACGCGACAGATGCCTGGGTCCAGATGCCGAGGCGGAGGCGGAGCACGCCGTTGAGGCTGGCAGGATCACCCTTAGCTTTGTTGATAGCTTCGGCGAGCTCCTTCACCTGGACGGAGACACCCAGGTTGGGGTTTGCCTTGATCCAGAGCGCGGGGTCTTCGAAGTTGAGCTCGTCGCCCGGGTCAAGTCCGCATACCCAAGCGAACCACTCGTCGGCCTGGTGGACGCCGGAGAGAACCTTCTCGCTGTAGTTGTGTTGCTGCTTGCAGAGCGACTGCTCTCCGGAACCGGCGGTGGTGATGACGATGAAGATCGGCGAGCGGCGCTTGCCGAGGGCGTTGGCCAGCACGTCCCAGAGCTTGCGCCCCGACGGACCCCAGGCATGGAGTTCGTCGACGATGATCGCTTGAGGCCGAGGCCCGTCAAGGGAGTCTTCGTCGCTGGACAGCGGCATGAACTTCGCTGCTGTGCCCGCGATGTGAAGATTGTCACGGAAACTCTTGATGCGCGACTTGAGCGCCGGGGATGAGGCGACCATGCGCTCGGCCTCGCTGAAGACGATGCGAGCCTGGTCCTTCTTGGTGGCGACCGAGTAGACTTCTGCGCCGGGCTCGCCGGAGCCGATGAGTTCGAACAGGCCGATGGCGGACGCGAGGAAGCTCTTGCCGTTGCCCTTCGCAAGCTCGATGTATGCAAACTTGAAGCGGCGGTAACCGGTGTCGGCCCAGCGCCAGCCGTAGAGTATCCAGAGCATCGCCTGCTGCCACGGTGCTAAGACTACGATCTGCCCGGCCCATTCACCTTGGGAGTGGTGGCAGAACGTCTGGATGAACCGAATGATGCGCTGGCCTTGCTTCGGGCTGAACTTGAGATTCCGCAAGTGGCCATCGACAAGATCCTGCCGGTGGCGCTCGCAGGCGAGGCGCACGAGTTCGGAGGTGTTTATCTTGCCGTCGAGGACGTCCTGAATGTACTGCTCAGGTGTGTTCAGCTTCGGAATGTTGAGGGCGACCACTACTAGAGGGATTTGGAAGTCGGAATGTTGCTATTCGTCTTCTGCACCGAGGTCGGCCATGAACTCCACGAACGGATCAACGGCTGCGGCCTCGCCCAGATTGATTCGCGATCGCGATGATGGATCGAAGCCGAACAGAGAAGATGCTCGCAACATACCGGTCATCGCTTCCTTCGCGATCGAGGTGGCCGGGTGACGCTTGACCTTGTGGCCTACAACGACGCCCGCGACGATGATGGGTTCCTTCCAGGTCTGGCCGTCGGCGGTGATGATCTCTTCTGCGCTGCGCCAACGCGCATACGACTGGCAGTAGGCGGAGAGTGCGGCGGTGTCGACGCTGCGGAGCATGTCGAGTGCGGCGAGATCCTTGACGACCCTGCGCCACTCGGCTTTCGCGGTCGAGGTCAACCAGACTGGGCACTTCGGCGTGCCTGTGAACTTGGGTTCGCTTTTATTGAGTGCCCGCTTACCTGGGTTTCCTCGCAGGGTCTTGATGGCAGTCGGAAGTGGAGGCGGTCCGGGCATATTGTTTGTGATACGGTTTCGTGATTCTGGTATCGTTACGGGCATGATCCCCTTGGTGGTATTAGCCGCTGCACTCATGCAAACGCCGACGAGCATAGACCCCGAAGACAGAGGATCTAATCTGTACGAATCATGCAAGGCAGGTCTAAGGCCGATGGATGGGACAAGCTCGGTGCCGATGACAGACATGGCCCAAGGGAGAGTTTGCCAGGCATTCATATCGGGCTTCATTAAAGGTCTTCAATATGCGAAGGACGATCCGGTCTGTGCAGACGCAGCTTCCGTGGGAACGTTGATGCGCGTGTACGTTCTCTATATGGAGCAAAATCCAGAGAAGATGGACGAGCCGAAAGAGTACGGTCTTACCTCGGCGCTCACGAGTAGGTATGCTTGCCCGAGCTATATCAAATCGATCACCAAGCAGCCGAAACCGAGCAAGAAGTAGGACGTTGAAAACTCTCCAACCTGCGGGCATACGCGTGAAGCCCGTGTGTGGTCGCCCGTTCTAAAGGACTTAACCTTCATCGACCCCCTACCCCTACGGGGTGGTAGTTGTAACCAAGGGAGTTACGCTTTGGTGCTCACCGCGCTCAGTCTCGATGGCGTGACACGGGCGGCAGACGCTGAGCAAGTTGTCGATGTCGAGGCGTAGATCCGGTCGAAGAACGATGCTGAGAATGTGGTGAACATCAAGCGCGGGAGTTGCGCGTCCGGCCTTGAGGCATATCTGGCAGAGATAGCAGTCCCGCTTGAGGGCTTGAATCCGGATGCGCTTCCAGGCGGCATCATATCCACGGCTGGAGCTCGACCCCTTGTAACGGACCGGATCGGTGCTGACCCCATGGTCAGGACAATACCGGTCGGCGCTGAGTGCTGGGCAGCCTTGGTGCAGGCACGGGCTGGGTGCGGCGAAGGGCATAAGGTTGTCGTCGTCGTGCTGCTGCTCTACTTGAGGAGAGCTGGGAGGCCATCACGCGAACTGAGCACGTAGGTGAAGTCGTGGACAAGCGCGGAACAGCAGCACGGCGACAAAGGTGTTCATCTAACGATCCAATAGTCCGTCTTCGTGAATCACCTTACTTTTGCGGAAGGTGATCCATGACGGTGACTGGATGTCCGCCCCATCGCCAGCTTGCGACAATGGCGACTGCAGCGTCATGGGCCGGGTGATTCTCCTCCACGAAGGCGTCCATGATGTCCTGGTCGGATGGGCGAAGACTCGGGCAGCCAGCGGTCTGCTGGGCGCGTGTACGGCGGTCAGCTTTGATGGCGTTGACGACGTTGGCAAGGGTCGAACGGGCTAGGCTCATCGTGTGCCTCCTGCGACGTGATCGTGCATGTCGGCGATGGCGGCGAGGATCAGATCAGCGGCGAGCTCCAATTTGTTGAACCTGGAGCGTATCTCGATGAGGATGTCGGAGACGGGCGGCTGGGCGGGTGCTGGGAACTCAACGGTCTGAGTCGCGCCGGTGAGCAATGAGACTAGGAGGGCGGATGGCTGGATCGGGAGCATTGGTTTGTACCTCTGATAGAGGCATCCGGTAGTTCATTAATCTGATCACGTCGATTAAATCGTCTTGGTGACGTTGCCGGGTCCAGCATCACGGGAGGCCATGACAGTAATAACTGTCGCGGAAGGCGGGATCAGGTAATGGGGCTGGGGAGTGTGTTGCAGGAGGCCTGGTCCGAAAATCATGTCACTTTCGGTAAACATGTCAGAGGCGTCCTCTTAAAGTGACATGGGCGTAACTAACTCATACCACATGTGTTACCAAAAACACGTCAAAAACATGTCACCCCATGTCAGTAGGGTGACATGGTACCTAACCGATCTGGATTCAGTACCTTACTACTAAAAAATATGTGTATGTATGTGTACAGGAGATTTTAAATAGGTTTTTGAGTTTACACACATATATAGGGGGGTGACATGTTTACATGTTGCTGATTCTTATAGAGCCCCCTGACATGACCATGTCATCCGTCATCCCCCGAACCTCCCTCCTCTTCTTGTTATCAATAACATAGCCGCCCGCGCCCTCTCGCCCCTTGACATGATCCAGTGACATGCCCCTGACATGCACCCCTCGCCCCTTGACATGCCCTCCCGCAGCTTCTCCTTCACCTCCTCCGGCTCCAGGCCACCTCTACTACTCCACACCCTCATAGTCAAAAAACGCGGTTCTCTATCACATTGCGATAAAGATTGTCAATAATAATTCGACGAGGGGTGTAACTTTTTTACGCCCTCCACATCTTAGAAGTATGAGGTAACAAAATGACCGCCGTAGCCCAGACCGCCCCCAAGAAGCTGACCGCCGTGGCCCGACTCATGCTCCGAGTCCTGGCTTCCAACCTCGACCGTCCGCGCACGCTGCTGGAGATCGAGCGCCTGACCCCATGCTCACACGCCAGCGCCAGCATCCTCACTCGACGGCTTGAGTCGGCGGGACTACTGAAAAGTTTTGCTCCGGAATTTGGAGTCCCCCGGACGTACACCATCGCCTCCGTCAGCCTGCTCACCAGTCCGACGTCACCCCTGCACGACGAGCCCCTGGCCACGCTCCTCCGCGACCTGGAGCCCACCGTCACCAAGCCCCTCACCTGGGCCGAGGTCCACTCGACCCTCCTCGCCCTCGTCGGCAGCGAGCCCGTCACGGAGGGGGAGCTTATCCTCCAAAGTGGCCTCGCCCCCGCCATCGTCACCGACTGGTTGTTCGCCGCTGGAGCAAATAGGCAGATCGCCACCGAGTGCCGCGAGCTCACCGCCGAAGAGACCTTCAACAGCCCTCTGGGCGTGAACGCCCTGAAAACCTACACCCTCATCTAACCCGGACGAAATCCGTCCATCTACACCACCTCGCCCGCCGACCGTAAGACCGTAAGCAAGCAGGGCACGTAAGCTCACTCTCCTTCCTCCGCCAGCATCGAGGGGCCTAACCCGCCCCAGTACCACTCATCACCGCCACCGCGCGGACAGGAGACCTACGTCAAAATGGCAACCGTCGAACAAGTCGAAGACATCTGTGACCTCGGCCCCTCCACCGTCCCGGTCATCTCGGACGCATGGGAGCCACCTTCCCCTGAGCCTCTCCCGCCCCCCTTTGTCCAGCCGGTCACAGAGTACGACATGGATTGGAGTTGTGGGTATGGTGCTTTAGCCGACGCCGCACGCACCCTCCACGAGCCGCCAGGCCTCTCCTACTCCGTCATGCTCGCGCTATACAGCTCGCAGGGCATTCCCGATGACAGCAGGGCCAACTTGACCACCCGCTCCACGGTGTACGTCGTCATCGCCGCTGGCACCGGCGTCGGCAAATCCCGCGTCATGGACAAGGGGCTCCGCACCTTGCGCGGCAGCAACGGTATGTTGCTCCGCGACGACCCCCGCCGCGTCAAGCGCTTCACGGCGAGCTCCGCCCCCGGACTGCAAGACCGGTTGGTCCTGGAGGTCCCCGAGGGCCAGAAGCCTATAATCGACGCCTTCGGTCGCCCAGGGCTCCCCAACAACTGCCTCCTGCACCTCAACGAGCTGAACGGCCTGCTCAACAACTTGAAAATCCAGAACTCGAACTTGCCCGACATGCTCACGGATTTGTGGGACGGCAACTACGTCTCCACCGGCACCGGCAAGCAGCAGCGCAATACCAACGCACACATCTCGATCATGGGAGCGGTGCCTTGCCGGACGCCAACAGAGTTCGGCCTTAAGTTTCAAGCAGCCACAATGGGTGGGCTTTTTGACAGGCTCATCGTCGTGCCCCAAACCCGGAAGTGGAGCTTCTCCTCCAACTGGCAGCCCACGCCCGTCACCATCACGCCCTGGGAGTCCACGCTCCCACCGGAGGCGCTGGCCGCCGTCGATAAGTGGAGTGCACAGATGGAGGCTGCAATCCTCCTGAGTGATCCTGACTCCGATGTAGTAGCTCTGCTCCCCCGGCTCAGTGAAAATGCACGGAGGGTGGCGCTCCTCAGCGCAAGTGCCAATCATGAGTCAGTAGTTTCAGACGCCTGCATCCAGGCCGCGCTCAGGTTCGCCACCTGGCAACTTAAGGTCAAGGGGGACTGGGCTGGTACCGGCGCGGAGAACCCGATCGCCGCCGCCGAGGACATCCTCACCAAGGCGTTTAAAAGGATTGAGGCCCGCGACATCGAGAAGATGGGGCCTGAGTCCGGGAAGGACCGGTACTACGCCTACAACTACCTCATGTCGTCGCTTAACTTACAGCGCACCCATCGAAACATCGGTTCCGGGATCTTCCGCTCGGCCTGGGACTCGATGACCTCCCTGGGCGTACTGCAGGAGGAGCCCCAGGAGGAGGAGAAGCAGCAGACCGACGGATCGTTCCAGATCGTCCCAGTCCCGGGAAAATTCACGAAGCGCCGCCGCCTCTATCGCTCCACATTTAATTCCACGGTCAGCTCGCAACTGGTGGCCGACGATGAATAACCCCAGCATCACCAAATTCGAATACGACCAGAAGGTCAGCCGCATCACCCGGTTCCTGTCCACCCTGTTCGAGCGCGGCGACCTGGTCGAGATCCGTAGCTGGGGCACGCCCGACGGTAAGACCCGACGCATCCTCACCGCCGACTTTAACATAGCTGCAAGGGCCGCCGTGATGATTGAGAGGCGTGGCGGCAACGTGGGCTACGTCACCAACCCCATTAACCCCGAGCGCTGGTATGCGCGGAACGTCCTCCGGGACTTCCGCGACACCTGCCACGAGGCCGCGTGGCAGACGGCGAAGGACCCAGACGTCTGCCTCAGGAATACCATGTTCGTCGATGTAGACGCCCGCCGTCCGGACACCAAGATCGCCGCCACACCCGAGCAGGTCGCGGCCACGCTGGTGGTGGCGCGGAAGGTGGAGGCCTTCCTCTGCAACGAACTTTCCTGGGCAGAGCCGATCCTCGTCAGCAGCGGAAACGGCCACCATCTTCTGTTCAAGACCCGCTACGACCTCAAGGGCGAGCAGTGGGTGAAAGCACTCGGCTATCTCTCCAAGACTTTCTCCACGCCCGACGCCGACATCGATGTCAAAGTAGCCAACCCATCCCGCCTAGCGAGGATGCCGTGGTGCATTAATATAAAATCGGGCCGCGAAGCCTCCGTCCTCAGTTATCCCGCCAACCTCCAGCCGGTGATGTACGGCCAGATATGGAGCTTGTCGGAGAAGGCAGGCGCAAGTCCAATTGGTCGTGCGACTGGCACCAGCGCTCTTCTCCACGCAGACTTCGACTGCGAGGATTTTATCGAGGCCTTCCCGGACCAGTTCGGCGAGTTGCTCAACGTCACCGACGACGGCCCCTTGACCTACTGGTCGACTTCGATTTGTCCGATCGCCGGTCGTGAGCATAGCAACCAGCCTGGCCACGGCCATAATTGCATCATCACCGGCGGCCCATCCGGGCTCGGGTTCCAATGCTTCGCGTGTGAAGGCACCATCGGCGATGTTCTCCGGCTCCTGCGTGAGCAGACCGGCCACGGGTACGACAGGCCCATCTGGGTTGGCGATGATGACGACCACTCCGCCGACGCCTGGGACTCCGACCTTAAAGTTTGGGTGCCCCTGGAGGAGCTCGACAAACGCTGGGGAGATCAGGCCCCAATAATGGCGGACCACGGTAAAACCCCCTGGCTGGACGCCGCCCCCGCCTTCGCCCACACATACACCATGCCCACCGTCACCAAGGCCGCCCCGGCCCGC